GATTCAGTTCGTAATCGTGTGGATGGGGTGGTTGGACGAGATATTGAGACGGATACGGAACTCCGAGTACGTAGGATTGTATCACTCAAAAAGGCTTCAGCCGCTACGAAAGACTCCATCCTTGCTGAGGTTCTTGAGGTTGATGGTGTTAGTTCCGCTTACCTATTTGAAAACCTTGAAGATGAAGAGGTTGACAGCCGTCCGGGGCATTCCATCGAAGTGATCGTAGCCGGTGGTGATGACCAAGAAATCGCTGAGGCTATTTGGAGGAAAAAGGCAGCAGGGATTCAGACCACGAATCGTGGATCAGCCTCTCCTGTCACTATCACCGATTCCCTTGGCAATACACAGAACGTGTATTTCTCCAGACCGTCTACGAAGCGTATCTATGTAAACGTAACCTACTCCCTCTTTGATGAGGAAGTATTTCCTTCTGGTGGTGCGAGCGTTATCGCTCAAGCGGTCGCTGATTATGGCAATTCGCTTGATATGGGTAAGGATGTAATACCAAAAAGATTCTATGGGGCGATCTATTCTGCTGTACCGGGATTGAACGAAGTAACAGTGGAAGTATCAGACGACGGAATCACATACGTCGCTACTAAACTCTCTATTGAATCTTTTGAAACGCCTGAGTTCGACCTTGGTGACATCTCAGTGGTATTGGTGTGACCTTGATGAAAGCGATTTCTTGTGGTGGTAAGAGATAATGACTGTCAACAGCCTTATCGACAATATTGAGCCAATAGCACACGGAAACTCCGCACTCTCTAATCTCGCCTCTCAATTTCTTGGTAAAGAGAACATTGAGAAACTACTCACAGTAGTAGGAGATGAGTTGGATGAAGCGGAGGACATGCTATACTCATTGACGCAGTATCTTAACATTGATAGTGCGGTTGATGCTCAACTTGATGTGATCGGTATACGACTTAACCTATCCCGCGATGGTAGGTCAGATGGTGATTACCGTACTGCTCTTTATGACAAGATTGGACTTAATCTCTCCAATGGAACTCCTGAAGATGTAATTGTATTTACTCAAGCAGTAATTAACAATACCAACATCAAATACGAAGAGTTCTACCCGGCTCGTATCCGAGTAACAATCTACGACGCCTTCCCAACCATCCTCTCCTTAGAACAACTCCGTCAGTTGAAACCGGCGGGAGTTGGACCGATGGAACTCCTCTCTTGGGGGGCTGAGACAGCAGTATTTTCTTTCTCATCCATTGATGGCCCCACTTATGATCCAAGCCCGTATGCCGAGGGTTTCGGCACTACGGATGATCCGCTTCTAGGCGGTGTTTGTGCAAGTATTTATGAGGTTGTGTCCTAATGTCTACCCGTCCTAGTGTATACCCGGAATGGGCCACTACGCTTTCCGCTGATGGCCCTCTTGGTGGTAATAACCGAGTTGAGCCGGCATCTGGTGATAAGATCACTGGTTTCCCCTATCCTATGCAGCCCCCGCGAGAGTGGTTTAACTGGTTGTATTGGATGAATTACAAGTGGATTGAATACCTTGATGAAGAACTCATCTCCGGTGGTTCATCCTCCTTCGCACAGGATAACACCACAACCACGGGTTTGACCTTCGGATATAAGAAGGGTGCATACTACAATCAGTTCACTAAGGCGATTACTGAAGTCTCGGCTGGAACGATTGCACTTACTTCCTCTAGCACTAACTGGATTTCCTATCGTCCGGGGACGGGGATCGTAAAGGTTGTTGGTACCTTCTCATCTGGTGCTACGGCGGGTGATGTACCCCTTTGGAAAGCAGTAACCGATGGCTCTGGTATCACCTCCCTAACAGACGTTCGCAGCACAGTAGATCGGAACATTGTCCAGTTTACGGCAACTGATAAATTGCTTGGTCGCTCTACTTCCGGTGCTGGTGATGCAGAAGAGATCACTTGTACGGCAGCAGGTAGAGCACTCCTAGATGATGCGACTGCCGCTGACCAACTTGTTACCCTCGGCGCTGCCGCCTCTGGTTTGGCTACCGCTTCCGGCATCACCTCTCAGACGGGGAGGATGATTGGTAGAACGACAGGCGGTACAGGCGCATTGGAGGAGATTACAGTAGGTTCTGGACTTTCGCTTTCCTCTGGAACGCTTAAACTTGCTGCTACCAACCTTATCCAGACTGTCTACAGTGATTATTCGACTGCTACCAACGTAACAACGGTCGCAGGCACATATCCGGCTCTCACGGGGGGTACGCTGATTGACTCCGTAGCAATCACCCCAACCTCCTCCACGAGTGATCTTGAAATCGTCGCCACCGTCCCTGTAGTAGCAACTGCATCCCGCATCCGCCTCTACGCATTTTTGATTGAGAGTGGTGGAACTAACGTAATTGCTTGTCACACCATCCGTGCGGGGGATACCGCTAACGGTGCTTATCTCGGTAACAGTTTCACCCTTCGGAAGCGGTTTACTGCCGCCTCCACATCCCCAAGGACGTATGAGTTGTACGTTGGGTACAATGATGCCGCAGGATTTACCTCCTGTGTAGCGAACTCAGAGGGTGGAGAGGCTACCATCACTGTGTCAGAGTTTGCTGGCTAATGGATAAGATTAGTGAACATATTTCCTATGCAGAGGCTACTGTCTCTGCTAAGGCGTCAGAACTCAAACTAAAGAACGATCCTCCGGCGGATTTGATCCCAATAATCAAATACACCGCAGAGAAATTGTTTGAGCCTATAAGGAAACATTTTGGCGGTCCAATACAAGTCCTCTCCTTTTACAGGACCGAGAAGGTAAATGCAGCGGTTGGTGGGGCTACCTCATCTCAGCATGTTAAGGGAGAAGCCATTGACATGTCTGGAACGAAGTACGGAACCAGCAACGCTGAAATCTTTGAGTATATCCTAGTCAATCTGAAATTCGATCAGTTGATCTGGGAGTTCGGTAATGATGATGAACCTGAATGGGTTCATGCATCTATCAAAAAGTCTGGCAATCGTGGTGAAGTCCTGAGAGCCAAGAAAGTAAACGGCAAGACTAAGTATATTCGACTCTAATAGGAAAACCACATGTCAGGCGTATTGAAGAATCAAGAGAAGTACCAACGCGGTTTGGATGATGTTACCACCCTTGAAGATGCGGATTCTTTCCGCGTCTGTGTTCCTTCTGTAGGCTGGCGTAGCACCCGCTAATATGATCTACGAAATCCCCATGCAGACCTCCGCATTCTTTACGATGACGGTTGATCTGGATAATGAAACATTCGCCTTGACTTTCCGCTGGAATGGTCGTGAGTCTGCTTGGTATATGGATTTGTGTCAAGAGGATCAGACCGTGATTGCTGGTGGGATCAAGGTGGTTCCTCAGATTGATCTCACGTCTAGGTTTAGGGCGATAGGCTCCCCCCTCGGTTCTATCGTAGCCATTGGTGAGTCTCAGTTTGCTGAGAGGCCGGGTAGAGATGAACTTGGTAAACGAGTAAAACTCTATTACTTGGATCAAGAAGAAGTATCATTTATGAAGGAAGCATCATAATGAGTATGTTCTTTCATTTTGCTCCAGACTCCGAGGGAGGTGTTGTAGTACCAAACTACTCAACGTGGAGCCTGTCGGACCAAAAAGGCCACTATACTCTGTCGGAAGACCTCCTCACGGTCACGTCGCATCAGGGATATTGGGATGGGATCATCCGTTCGACGGTTGGCCACGCCACCGGGAAACATAGGATGAAATTTACAGGAGGTTCATCAGAATATACTCAGTTCGGTATTTCCGCTGCTGGAAGTTCCGTAGATAGTTTTCTAGGTTCCTCTCCTTACGCATGGGGGGTTTCGTCGCACGGGTATATCTACAACAATAACTCATACACTGGACCCACACATACGTTTGGTCCGTCAACGGTTATTGATATGTACCTAAACCTTGACGACAATCTCCTAAATATCTTCTATGATGAGACACATGCTTATGTTGACATAGACATCTCATCTAGAGGAAGCCGTATAATTCACGCAGCGTTCTCTGGGTACCAGCCGGCTAATACGGGGTCAGCAAACTTCGGGCAGACTTCCCTTGGATCACCTAAAACAGGGTTTGAAACTTATCGTGAGGGGTTTTATACGCCATGACTACTGGAATTATGGTCGCTATTGGTCCGGGGCACATTGCCCATGCTGTGAGTGGGGCAGTCGTAAACTATGCATCCCCCTCTGGATGCAAGATTAAGGTTTCTTATGACCTTCAATCATGGGAGGATGTAGTTCGCACCTCTCCCTTTATCCATACAGGCCCCGCCGCGCACTACCGTATAGATTACGAACAATATGATGGTACCAATAAGGTCGTTACCTTAACCATCACCCCGCCAAACGAGAGTTAATTAACAACACTTTAGGAGAAGCAGTTTGAACCCTGTTAAGGAACTCCTATCTGGCCCATCAGGAAGGCTCTCTATCAAGAGGTTCAGCCTTGGGTTTGCTGCCCTCTGTATGGGCGTAGGAATCATTATTTTGTGTGTAGCCTTCCTGACCCAAGGGATTGATACCAGTGCTGCCTTGTGGCCCCTCTGCGGCTCTCTGGCGGGCATGTGTGGGTATGGGTATGTGAATGGTATCCAAGCAGGTAACAACACCAAGGACAAACCCCCTGCCGGGGAAACGGACTAAAAAGAAGGGGCCTCACGGCCCCTTTTCTTTTGTGTAGTAATCGAGAAGATTGTTGTATTCAACAAACTTACCTTTGATCTCCTGAAGGTACTGACTGAATGTTAGATAGTCTTGCCAGTCCAAGGCCATCCAAGCCCCCGGAGGGGCAGGATGATCTGGGGTAATCACCACAAAGTCAATCTGAGGGATGCTGAGTGGGGTTGGCCAAGGGGCTACCATCGTTACAGTCGATGGTTCCACCTGTGGCACAGTTGAGTTCGTGGAACACCCGCTGAGTAGCAGCATTAACCCTACGCTCAACGACAGCAGGCTTGCCAAGTACCACGTTTTCACGGTCCCGATACGAGTTGAGTTCAGCGGATACACGATTCAATTCCTCCTTCAGTTTCTTGTTACGAGCCTCCAAGATACCCATTGCTTTTTGGGTAGCCTCGGAGGCTTTTTTATTGGACTCAATAATCCCATTGGCCTTGGTGAGGTCAACTTGGGTAGCGATTACCTTATCTTCAAGTTGTCCACTGTAGACACGATAATCGTTTACCTGCTTAAACTGGAGGAGTAGTGCCGTCATTATGACGAGAAGGGCAGCAATAATCCAAGAGGCAGGGTGCTTCAGCAAAGTCAGCATCCAATCCAGTACCAACTTAGTCCACATACCGCCACTCCATAATATCTACAGAAGTCCCTTGCATTTCCCAATGCGTAGACCACAAGTGGTGACCCCCTCCAGCCACACCACATGCACTCGTCGCTACTTGCCCGTTCCTATACCGGCACTCAATGAGTGTACCTACCGGAACTGGCATGGAACCAGTGTTTTTAATCCACTCTCGTTCGGGGGGAACTTTGGGCTTCTTAGCCGCAACATAGTCATCCGTGAAGTAGACGATCTTGTTACGGTCATACTCATAGTCAATGCCATCCTTCTTACCCCAACGTACCATTGCCTTGAAGATATTACCAAGGTTGAAGTCATTGTTCAGGGCATAGCGGATAACGTCCCCTACCTCGATTGTGACAGTGTCGTCTCCATTATCCTTCAGGATGCTCTTGGGGAGTTTGATCTTGTAATAGTCAGAACTCCCACCATCGGATTTGATTTTGTCAGTCATTACTCACACACCCGATAAAACATAACTTCACCACCATCATTATTCCCGGAGTGTTCCCAACACTCATGATAGAGGGCTACATCATTATGAGGGAGACCAACTCCATTTGGGAGACGATGATGCTCCTCCCCGTCACGGAAGATCACATCAACATACACCCCGTATTCCACAGGGGGGGTATTCTCCCCACTCCACGGAATCCACTTAGAGCGGAATGTGCCATCACCTTGACCTTCTTCTCCGACCCGCTGATGAGGAGTCTGTTCTAATGAGTCCTGATGGATTTCTTCACAAGCATCAACCATCTTGTCAATGAGACACTTGTCAACGATGTATCCAGTATTGAAAAGGAAATGGAGCATACTCTCAAGTATGTCATCCCATCCCTTATCAGCATCATCAATCCATACCGTCTGGGATGCACGGACACCATCTTTTTCTGAATCATATTTAAGTTCAATCATTTCATTTCCTCCACTTTGCTCACGAAGAATTTCCCATTACGACCACACCCACCTACCCACCAAGGTACTTCCCGCAGTTGACGGCAAGCCTTCACGGCTTCACCAGTCACCGGATCAGCGAACTTAGGACTTTGGCAGAGATGTCCACCACCAGAGTGTACGTGATGTTTACAAGCAATGCAAGCACCTTTCATTTGTCCTCCAATATACCATACGTTCCATCAGCAAGTTCATAGGATGCGATGTCATTCCAACGAAGTTTCTTGGAGTTTCCATCACTGTCTACGGCATACCAATATGCCCACAGTTCGATATACTTGATTGGAGCGTAGACCTTACCATCCTTCCCTGTCAATAAGGTTGCATCCCTCAGATCATTGTGCATCAGTAATCAACTCCGGGACAATAATCTGGACACCATATACACTGGTGTCTGATGAGTCCCATTTGACATCAATCGAAACCTCTGGACTTAATCCCAAATCCTCACGAATAAGATCAATCAAATCACCGCCACAATACTTGTATGTTTTCGTGGATGCTTCCAATTTACCTTTCATATCACCTCCCACTAATTTTCATTTCACGAATCTTTCGTTCTTGCCAATCATACCAGAAAGTAACGTGCTGTCCAGCGTTATTTGTTATTCGTACACCTGAGTATTGGTGTGCCGGATCATTCTCTACGGTAATGCAGTGCTTCGGTATCCCAAGGCATTGATGGATTATAGTTGGTAGGGCCTCAAAGTCAACTGTTTTCTTCATTGATCCTCCCATAAAGGAGGCCACCTCTCGGTGGCCCTTTACTTACTGACAGGCTACGCACTCATCTCGTGATGCTTGGACTCCCGCTTTACTGTAGATGTAGTATAGCGCAAGGATGTCAGGATGCAAGAATGCTTCCTGATGTACCTTGGAGATATACCCCTCATCTTCACCAGCAGCAAAGAATAGGTTGAGTGATTGCCACTGATCCAGATACCGTCCCCGAGCAGCCGCCAGACGGATAATAGCCATCTGGTCAATCTCAAAGGCAGTACGGAATACCCGCTTCTCCTCATCACTAAGCCAATCAACGTGCTGGACGGAACCCATCGCATCACGGATCGATTCTACGTTAGACTTGCTGTATACACCCTTTTGCTTCATCAAGTCAAGCAGGTAAGGGTTGACACGATCAATTTCCCCTCCCGCAGACCTCTGAGTAAAGACCATAGCGGTGTCAGGGTTGATACCCTCTGATACCCCACCCATGATAAGGGCGGTAGATTTCGTAGGGGCAACAGCCAACAGATGACTATTGGCACGACCGAACCCCTTACACCACTCCGGTTCGCCCCACTGTTCCGCACTCCACTTCGTAGCCCGTTCCGCTTCCTCTCGGATGCGCTTGAATACCTCATTGTTCAGAAGGTGTGCCTCAAGCCCCTCAAAGGCCAGCATCTTGCTCTGGAGGAGGCTGTGGAAGCCACAAACACCAAGACCAAGGGCACGACTCTTACGAGTGAATGCCACCGCCTTCTCAAGCCCCGGAATGTTCTTGGCTCGCTCAATGAACTCTTGTGCTACACAGTCAAGGAAGATCGTAGCGATAAAGACAGCATCCGTATCTTTCCACTCATCCCAGAGTGCAAGGTTCATCGAAGCCAATACGCAGGTAAATGAATATTCCTTGCTTGAGTGGAGCATGATCTCAGAACAGAGATTCGATGCCTTTACGTCAAGGTTGTGTTGTTTATAGCATTCAGGGCGCTTGGCATTGGCTTTGTCTGGAAAGAAGAAGTACCCCTTACCCGTCACCATCTTGCACTTCAGAGCCTTCTGGTAACGATCAATGGCTTCAGCATCACCAGATTGCAGACGATCAAGGAAGTCGTTGCTGACGTTCCAACCGACATTGTTACCATCCGGCTCTTGCTCCAGATACTTCAATACCTCGTGAAAGTCACCATGGTCAATAGGTAGATACCCCGCCCACGAACCCCTACGCGCTGTCCCCTGTGCAACGTACTCCATATCCTTTTGGAATCCTTGGATGATCGGAAGAACCCCCTCAGAAACTCCACCACCACTGATTTTGGAGCCACGAGGACGGATGTCACCGAGGTAGCCTGACGTACCAAAGCCATACTTAGTCAGAAGGGCCGTCTCACGCTTCGTGCTGTAGATGCCATCAATCGAATCATGGATGTAGGAGCCTTGGCATGACACCGGAAGTCCACGGTTAGTCCCGGTATTAGCCAGAACAGGGGTGGAGGGACTGAGCCAGCCTTTCCACATGATGTCAAAGAACTTCTCTTTCCATTCAGCCGGGTTAGGGGTATGTGTAGCCAGAGTAGCGGCAATACGCTCATACTGTTCCCTTGGGTGTGCTGCTTGGTACAGGTATTTGTTCTTAAACAACTGCCACGATCCCGTAGACCATGACATAGGCATATTACCTTCTGCTTGGAGGCGTTTACGCTCCTCACTCAACTTATCGTAGATACCACTACTCATTTCGATACCTCCTCACTATCAATATATTTCCCAACCCACCCCCGATATGATGGCATCACCCCCCTACATACAGATGACATATTACCACGATTAAGTTGATGTTTCTTACAAAAGTCAGTAAGATTTCTCCCTGAGAAAACCACTCCGGATGGGGATATAACTCGATAGTTCTTAGACTTCTTAGTGGATGCAGATAATATACCAATGCACGTTGACTTACTGCGACCAGTTAGGGCGTCTATCATTTTTTGCTTTCCTCCATTCTCAACATACTCTTTATAATTATCGGACTGGCGAATGAACCTACAGTTACCATAAACGTAACCACCCTTATCACCATATCTCGCCATAACATATTTATCCTTAGTATTACCAATATCACTTGGTAATCTGATACCGGCTTCAACTGCAAGATGAATATATTGCTCAAATGAGAGTTTGCACTCCTTTCCACAACGGAGAGAATGATACTTAATCCTCTGCCACTTTAATCTCCAGACAATTACATCATCTGGGTTGTAACCTACCGATAGGAGAAACTGCTTTCGATCCTCCGATACCCGTCCGTTTGACTTTCGATTCATTCCCATACGAATCCTAGTGTATTCCAATCTCGTTGATATTGATTAGAAACAGAGTTGAAGAAGTCGCCCATGTGGAATCCATTTATCCCCTTATAAAACCAGAGTTCTATGGGGTTGTATGGCACCTCAAACAGGTTCTCATACCCAAGATTACGAAGGCACAGGTTGATCCTGCTCTGTACGAAGTGTTCAAGTTGCTTCGGGGTGATACCTTCAATAGCACCCTTGCTGAATACCTCTTGGATAATCGCACACTCGTGACGATAAACAACTTCCGCTGCTTTCAAGATTTCCTTCTTGATAAACCCCTTCTGTAGTCCATCAAGTTCCAACTCATCTTGGTAAGTACGGAACAGCCATGCTGCTGCCTCCGCGTGAAGGTTCTCATCTCTAGCCGAAAAATTGATACCTGATACGACGTTCAGAAGCTTGTTCTTACCTTGGCTCTGGAAGTGCTTGAGGAAGGCAAAGGACGAGTAAAGGATAGTACCCTCCCCAAACGTAAACATCCCGAGTTTGAGGAGATTCACCAGATCGGATTGTACGCCTTCCGGGTTGAGTGAGAGGGAACGTTTGAGGTAGGTGATACGATCAAGAAACGCCTGATCCTCCTTATAGGAGTTGTAGAAGGCATCCGTAGCCAGCCCCAACTCCTCATTCAGTTTGGAATAGAACTTGGCATGTACCTGCAATTCCATTGCACCGAACATTGCAGCCATTGGTTGAATGTCTGCCGGACGGGGGAAGGTGTGGAATACGAAGTTCAGCCAGAAGTCGTCACCGATGATCTGCTCATACTTCGTAAAGAGTTTAAGGGTGGTGATGACCCCGTGACGCTCTGCTTCCGTCATGTTGACCAGAATATCTTGTTTATCCTTTTCTACCTTGACCTCCATGTGAGGCCAGAATACCTTGGATTGCTCATCCGCGAAGGCTACCGCCTCTGGGTAATCTACAGTGAACTCTTGCTTTGGGGTTGTGATTCTTGGTTTCATACTGCTCCTTTTATAGACGACGAGGCCGCCTCTCGGCGGCCCCTTTACTCACTATATTCTACCACGAGGTCTGTTTAGGTCAATTTTACTTTCCCTTGACAGTTAAGATGTTGAATCTTACATCTTGATATTCATTACACCTTCATTCAATTTCACAGTAAGCGAAGTTCCCTCCATATTTACTGTCGTGACCATTGCATCACTACTACGGAGAATCCCGGTATACATATCTGGCCGCTTTTGTTCTTCCTTATACGGGACGAGTTTATAGTCATAACCCTCGACATACCCACTCTCAGGATCACGAAACATGTTGAAAAGGATGACCTCATAAACCCCATCATCAACGGAATCCAAGTTGAGGATACGGGTCACTACTTCCTCTACTCCGATATCCGAGGCATCTTCCATGAGAGTATTGTAACCACGGCACTTCCTTTTAAGAGGAATTACTGACTTCTTCTGGTGCAGTCCAGACTTGTCAGACCAGTAAGATGTAGTTACTCGTACCACAACTAGGTTTTCCATTTTTCCTCCTCATTATAGAAGTCATCGGCTGAGTGTACCACTCCGCTCGCATCAATAAACGCGGTAAACTCACCAATATGCGTAGGCTGTAACTTACCACAGACATCCATAGTAATGCAACCAGTCTCTACGCATATCTCGTAGATGGGCCATTCCCAACCTCCGAGTTGACGGCCGATAAACGGCTGTGGAAGCCCGTTTATATAATCCATTCTGAGCAGGTCAGACTTCATATACAAATACCCTCAACCCTTTCCTCTCCGCTATGTCAATCATATGCTTTGTACCCTTACTCTTTCCATCCCAAATTGCAACAAGAGCATCAGCATTATTAGCCATGTCTACGTTACGGGAGTAACCCGCACCCTTACCTTTTCCAGCCCAATCCGCAGGAAACTGCTTCACCATCACATGATTTAGTTTAGCCCAGACCTCTCCGGCCCTGTCTACTCCACGGCATGTACCAGAGAGGATTTCACTTACCTCATGGAAGTCTAGATTCCACAAAGTAAGTGCTTCGTGCATTGCCATTTCTACCTTAGCAATCGGATTTTCAACATCACGACTACCAGCAATGATGATTCTCATTTCCCCTCCACCTCACGTAAAAAGTACCAAGTTTCCTCCCACTGCAACCTTCCTCCACCCTTGAGGATGTGATCTACCAACTCACCACCTATGATTCCGAGCGAACTCTGGATTTGTTCTGGGGTGGGTTTATCTAGAAAGGCATCAATAAAGTATTCCCCCATCTGGTCATACAAGTTCCATTCAGCCGTAAGTATCCACATGGTGCTCCTCCCAACTCTCGAAGAAAGCAAGCATATGGTTAATGCCTGCCTGTTTCGGATAACTATACACATACTCTGGATACTTGTAAATCACTTGATGTGACCAAGTTGAATTACAAACGAATCATACAAGGGAAGCCGGTTATCATTATCTCGTGGGACGTAGAAGAATGCGATCTGCCCCGGCATAGAAGAATAACCCACAATACCAGAATACTCACGCCCTTCACGATCATCACCAAAGAATGCACCATTGATTACCAGCGTATCCTCATTGAATCGACTGATATGATGTTTGTCCCCAACTCGCATGTACGTCAAGTGTTTCTTCGTCTGACGGCCACGTTGGGCAATACGACGAAGCATATCAGCCTCATTAGCCTTCGTACCTACCCCATGCTCATACAGCACACCATGACCATAAATCTCAGTGACGGCAAAGCACCCCTCTGGGATAGTGAACTTGACCGGGAGGTCAGCGGCAGCGCAGATCATACGAAGTGAATGATACAACGGCCAAGACAGATGTTCTTTGCCCGGATCAAACATCAGCAATCCATGAGAGTCTTGGTCGTGATTACCCGTTACAGCAATCACTTCCATTTGAATGTTCCATTGGTCGCAGAACGTCGCCAGAGGCTCAATTACGCGAGTATAGATACCCTCAATAGCATCCTTGATCTGTGATGCAGTACCACTGTCGGTTGCCCGACCAGAGTTATCGTGCTTCTTATCAGACTCAATGATGTCGCCAATCATTGCAAAGATCAATCGTTCAATCCGATAACCAGATTTCATGTGCTGATTGATCTTGAACAGAGCAGCATCCGTATAGGCTTCCATACGCTTAATGGCGATAGGGGTGTTGTAGTTGACCATCAATTTTCCAATCTGAAGATCAGAGAACAAGAGTTCAACGGTCATGGGGATACCGCCAATCTTCTTCTTAGGGAAATCTTTGAGCGCCTTTGGCTTATACTCACGAATTCCCTTCACAGCAGCCACGATACCGTCCATGATGGCCTGATAGGTGATGGCCTGTACCGCCATAGCCTTAGCGATCTTACGCTCTCTGGAGGCCGCCTGACGGGCACGAATGACCGTTGCATGGCTCGATGCCAGTGCCTCAGACTCAGCCTCACTGTCTGCTTGGAAATAGATCTTGTAAGCCTTTTGGAGCGCATTACCAGTCTTGTCAGTCCCGTAGACTTGCTTGAACTCAAGGGCAACTTCAGCCCATGACAGACCCTCAGTACGAAGGTCGTCAATGCGCTTAATCATTTCTGCTGTGTATTCACTCATTTCATCACCAGAATGTTACCAAATGTAGGCAACTCGCGGGAGTTGGGTTCATCTTCACCTCTCGCAATTCGATCAAATACAATAGGCTCAATCCAGTCTCCATAGTATTCATGTTCATGCTGGATGGCGATGGGGAGATTCCCGTATTCTTCACGGCACCCCTCCAAAAACATAATCATTTCTGTAATAGTCAATGCAGTCCCCTCTTACCCTTCGGCTTCATAGTTTCCTCCAAGTGATTAACGAGATAAGCAATCAGATTCGGGGCAATACTCACCTCCAATCTCTCATGCAAGGAGCCATCTGTGTCCGACTGCAATTCCTCTATCGTCGGTAGGCTCGGGTCAGACTTACGAAGGGTGGTGATTACTCTCTCCATTGCCTCCTTCATACTGACTGACATCATACCCTCCTTGGTCAAATCACAGGCAGCGCCGTAGATGACGTAGGTAAGAGCAGGGAGGTTCAGGAACATCTCATAGTAGATTGGGTCAGATGCAAGTAGTTCCTTGAACGAACTCACGATTTTGGTTTCTTCTTCCACTTTACCTCCTTAATACTTGGGATTGTATCCTTCATCAACTCGGGGTACTTCTCTTTCAAGAATACTTCAACTGTATCCTCATAGCAATACAGAAATCCATTCTCTTCAAGCCAGTCCTCATGTGTCTTGCGCTTACCATCCTTCTTTCGTGTCTTGGCACCCGGAAGGGCCACATTGCGGGAGTGTAGCACAAATATGATGTATTTCTCAGGATAGCACTTCTGGAAGTGTAGGTACTTCCTCGCTTCTGCTCTTGTCCTGAATCGTCCCTTCACTTCGATCAGCACATCCTCAGAGAGTACCCCATCCGGGGTGTATTTCCTCTCCTCTACTGCCGTATACTTGAAGGTCTTGGACTCATAGGGAACACCTTTAAGTGGTCCCTCAAACAGCCTTTGCTCTAGTCCTGAGCGATACTTTCCGTTACCGCTTCCTTTGCCTTTAGGCTTATCGCTTCGTTTTCCTTTTGCCAAGATGGCCTCCACAGATTGATTGTGCCATTCTCAGGCTTGTCACGCAGCAAGTAAAGGAGTCTTGCATTCTCGATCATAAGTGCCTCTGGGGTAGCACTAATCTCGATCTTCTTATCTACGTCCTTCCAGTGGTGGTATTTATGGAAGTCACCGTATTTATCCTGATATGCCTTCAGCACACTCCGCTCATAGTCTGCGACTTCAACCCCTGACAGGATTTTCTGTGCAGTCTTTGGTCCACATCCCTCAATGCCAAGGATGTTATCCGTCCTATCACCAGTGAGCAACTGTAACCAGAATGCTTTATTGGCCTCGGTTGGACTGATCTCATAATATTCTTCTTTGTCAGTCTTGAAGTAATAGTGAGGGCCTACAATCTGGTCGAAATCCTTATCTACTGAGCATATTACTGTCCTTCGTCCTTCCTTCATTGCTCGGGTATGGACAATCGCAATACCATCATCGGCTTCCATTCCATCACAGACAATCGCCTTGTGACGTTCGATGAGGTATTGTCGGATATTCTCAAAGTGATATGGCTTGGCTGCTACTCGATTACCTTTGTATTTCTGGATCGTAGCGATACGCTCTCGGAAATTACCCTTCCCCGTCAGGTAGCAAGCATATTGATTACAGCCAGCACCAGCAGTAATCTTCTTAATCATTTGCTTGGTGGTATGGAGAGCGTTACGGAGTTCATCGGGGATGATGACAGGAACAACATCAAGGTTTCGTGCCATATCCTCGACGTAGGTTAGGCATTTATTCTTGTCTGTGTCAGCGAATACACAGATACCCTCATCCTGCACTTCCCAGAGTGTTTTCTGTGCTGCAAAACCGGCAGTGTATGCCAGTACGTCAGCATCAATCAGGGCCTTAGCCATTTGATCCCCCTGTGATGTTACCTAGTTTAGCATATTCTTGAACACTTAGGAAGTTCAAGGATGCAGGTTCAGAAAATCCCCTTTCCCAAACAAACCATGCCGTTGCCATCGCTCCTACATGAAATAACCCGTCATCACGCTCGGGAGTTCGATAGTCCACATCCCTATCGAAACAATAGATAGACTTTAGATCGTTCCATATCCCACTTGATAGTCTCTCAGTTGTTCCAAAATAGTTAAGCCTACCGATCATAATTACTTTATCGGCCTCACATTTTGCTTTCTTCACGAAAGCATCCCAGAGAGAGAGAGAATGGGGGATTAGTGACGACTTGCTTGTGACTACAAGGGGTTTCCAGATAATCATAACCCCCTCCATATAGGTCATTTTCAATGACAGAATATCCCATCTTTTTGAGTTCATCTGAAATGGCTCCGGAACCTGAGCATGGCTCAAATATAGGTTGTGCTTTGTTTAACTCTACATCAAGTATCCCCTTGGCTACCCATATAAGGGACTTTGGTGTTGGGTAGAAATCACCATTGGGCCTACTGGCCTTCAACTTTCGATGCGCATAAGCCTTAGCCAATTAGTACCTCCTAAAAATAAGTGGGGTGATTTTCACACCCCTCTGGTATGAAGCAGTCCAGTTTGCTGCACTCGTTTCAGGCTTATATAGGTGTCTACGAAACGCTGCTGAAACTCTCACCATTGGTTTGTAGTGGCCCGCACTGAACTCGGGCATCCCTTCGACATTAAACCCACAGCGAATCGGTTTCGTGGGCTATCGCTTTATTCCGGGCGTTCCACCGTATCAGCCTACGGATTCACTACAAATAAGTGGGCCGACTCTCACGGCCCTTGACGAAATGCGCCAATCCATCCAGTTCATTTACGCCAGAGACTGATTTAGCGGTAGGTTCGTTTGTTGTCCCCGTATACCCACATTGAACGCAGGATTGGAGCAGTATGAACAAAGCACCTACAAACAAAATCATTTGGTGACCCTTCCAGTATATTCGGTAATAGCCGCACTGGATACGACCCGCAAGGGTGTGGATAGTGGCTGGACTTGAACCAGCGACGCAAGGTTCTACCTACTGAACTACACTACCTCACACCTTACCTTATTCAGCACCGTTCACTTAGGTGCAGGGTCAAACTGGAGTGGGCTATACCCTAGGCACTTTAGCCACTCGGACATTTATTCACTTTCCCTTAGCCCCACTCACTAAGGAAGTTGCCGTATTTAGCGTTAATCCCCCGATCCAAAATACGGAACAGATCAGGGGATACCTTGGAATCGACGCTCGCTCGGGGTATCAGCCCGTGTTGCTGCGTTTACGCCTATCCAAAATTCAGTCCTTACTGACGTAAGTCTTAGCAAACTTGTCAAGACGACCAGTACGCTTCAATTCACGCTTTACTGCACCTCGTACTATAGCGTGTCCATCAAGAGGTACGTTGAAGTTTTCTGGCTTACCGCCAGCGTTCAAGTGTGCAGCATACGCTGCCTTGTTGTAATTGTCAACTACGTTAGCCGCCTGAGTGGCTACTTCGATTACCGTCGTCGAAGTACGCGGTTTACGCTCCATACGAACGTCAATCTTACGACGAGTAGTACGTTGCTCTTGACGCTTTGCAAATCGCTCTGGATTACGAATCATTTAAACCCCCATTGGACACAGTGGATATTCTCACGTGGGAAATGAAGTTCTCCCATGTTATATTTACGCCTTGTTCCAATACAAAGCACGTTCCCATTTTCTTCCCATTCTACATATTTAATTCGCTTTGCATCAATCTCGTACTCAGTTCCATCTGAGAGATCAATCTTGAGAACCTTCTTAGCCATCATACCCTCCATTTAGTTAGGGTGGAGTCGAACCACCTATCGGGCATTTGTATGCCTACTCCGGTTTCCCGTCTCGGACTTCCCGATACCACCACTGGCTAATTCTGTTTATTTATTGAGCCTTTAGGTTTGCTCATACCACTTGGTTTTATATTCGCAGGTCCGAGTTGACTGCTACTACTTTAGTATCAGAACGGAATATCATCATCAAACGGTGCATCGGGCGGAATCTCATTATCTACCACCTTTGCTTTCTCAAGTTCAGCGACCTTCGGCTTTTCCTCTACGCCGAACGTACCATTACGGACATTCTCCTTGAAGCGAATAGCCATCTGGACAAACTCATAACCCAACTTCTCTACCTGAGCAAGTTTAGCACCTTCACCAAGAATAGCAACTGCATTGTTCAGCGCCATACCACAGGTGATGCCAAGTTCGTAGTCAGACAGACCGGACTTGTTGTCCTCACTCGTAGTGTCCTTACGGGGACCAAATCCGCCACCAGAACGAGCCGGAGAAGAAGACTTGGCAGGATGATCTACAACCTGCCCGCCTTTCGTGATCTGCTTCATGTCCCAGAAGCCACGATCATTCATCTCAAACTCAGCCGTGAATACGTCACCCTTACTGAGAGACTGGAGTGCTGCCTTCATAGCCACATTAGCCGAGTGGTCAAGTGACTTGGCAGCAAAGTTCTTCGTCTTGGTTTCCTTCTTACCTTGGAACTCCTGTTCGTAGATAAGTTCAGTTCCTTCGTACTGTCCTTTGGACTTGTCCGAATAGTCAATCATTGCCTTCATATCAATGCTCTTGACCTTACAAACTCGCTTAATCTTGTCGCCGGGATTGGCCATTGTGTTTCCTCCTATTGGAAAGTTAATTGAATCTCTATACTAGCGCGTAGATCGTGATCTGTCAATGGCAGTCTGCCCAATTAAGGCCTATCTGTGCTTCCCCCGCAAGGGGACAAGCCATACCAAGAATCTTACCAGCATCAGCAATCGAATTGCAAGCACTTTGTGCGAATTGTTTGGCATGAAGTGGGTATACCTCTGCCTGAATCTCATCGTGGATATTCCCCACGAACTTGAAATCAAGTCTATCAGACATCGCAGCCTTATACAACTCCACCAGAGCAACCTTCATTACGACAGCACCATCACACTGAAGTAGACTGTTCAGGGCAGCATGTTCCGACCGTACCCAAATCTTACGACCGTCCAGCCCTTTAAGGAAGCCACGCTTGGACACCTTCTTAACACGGCTAACCAGATCATCCAGAGCCGGGATGTTACGAAGGAAAGCCTCACGAACTTCTTTACCACGCTTGGCAAAGTCTTTGTGACCACGCGCACACATCTTTCCAAGTTTCTCATCACCCGCCCCATACATGAAGGCATATAGGATATTCTTTGCATCATCCCGAGTGTCGATGTAGTCCGAGAGCAACTTGAGGGTAAACGTGTGTACGTCAGTTCCATCTTCCTTCTTACCGTTGACAACCTTCTCAATGTAGTCCTTATCATTCATCCGTGACGCAAGGTTACGGAGTTCAAGTCCAGCAGCATCACACCCTACCTGAGCATACGATCCATCATCTACTGTGATGATCTCACCGTGACGCTCAAACGTCCAGATAGGCGTTCCCGGTACCTTCTTAGTGCAGAACAAACTACGAATCTCGGGACCAAGGTCGGAACGTGCAGCGGGAATGTTCACCACGTTCTTATGGCGCATCCGT